CAAAATACGAGACCAGGGAAGTATCGGACAAAACTTGCTGCTGAGATTCAAAAGAAAATGAATCAATTGAAGCAAGAAATGGAGTGATAGCATGATCACACCTCATCAATTGGATTTATGGTCTAGTAACATGGCACACCTCTACCAGTCGTTAGAGGGCGAACTGATACGTCTGATCGCAAAGCGCTTGAATTCAGGTCATGACAATATACTGGATTGGCAACGTGAAAAGCTTCAAGAATTGCATCTTTTCAATAAGGCTGCAAATAAGACCATTTCTCAAATTACTGGAATTGCCGAATCAGAAATAAAACGAATGTTCGAGGGTTCAGGAGAGAAAATTGTCAAAGATGTTGATGGTCAGCTGCCTTATGAACCATTACCATTTCCGAGTGATCTTGACAACATAATGAAGGCTTACCACGACCAAGTTTGGAGCGATATCAACAATTACGTGAATCAAACGTTACTATCAACAAACTTTGGATACGGAACTGCTACGACTCAAATGTTCAATGAAATAATAAACAAAACGACTGCTGCATTTAACAGCGGTCTTTTTACGTTTGAGGAGGCACTCGAAAGAACGATTCAAGAGTGGGCACAAAAAGGTATTCGATCAGCGTTCGTTGATAAAGGCGGGCATTCATGGAGCTTAGAACGATATGTTAGAACGGTTCTAAAGTCCACTCTAGGAAATACATATGACAAGTTAAGAAAAGACCGTATGAGTGAATATGGTGTGAATACGGTGCTTGTAACAAGTCATATGGGTGCACGACAAGCTTGTTCAAGAATTCAAGGTCACGTCGTTGATTTAAGAGAGTCCGTGTCCAGTGGGAGTGAATATAAAAGTATTTACGATCCTTATTGGCAAGCAGAGTACGGAACACCAGGAGGACACCGAGGAGTGAACTGCAATCATTTGCATATTCCTTTTATTCCAGGAGTTAATGAGAACAATCAGCCTCGTTATGATGCAAAAGAAAACGAGAAAGTTGCTGAATTGATGAAACGTCAGCGCAACCTAGAAAGGCAAATTGTTAAGTTCAAAAAGAATCAAATGGTTTCAGAAGCACTAGGACACAGTGATAACGCGAAAACGTGGAGTCAAAAAGTCAGAGGTTCTCAGGCCAAGATGAGGGAATTAATTACCTCAAACGAATACTTGAGCAGAAATTATCCACGAGAAAAAGTTTACACGCCTATAAACACTTTGCTCAAAGATTTCAGGTACGACGATTTTTGATATTTTATTAGACCTGCACGGATGTCTCTAAAAGACGGCTCAAAGTGGGAGTTGCCACTCTAAAAACACTTAGGAGGAAAGCAATATGAATAAAGAAGATTTAATTGCATTAGGTATTGAGGACGATGTCGCTAAAAGCGTGATGGCATTGCACGGAAAGACGGTCACAAATTTGAATGCGAAGGTAGCTACCGCAGAAAGTGAACGTGACAATGCTAAACAAGAATTAGCGACGAATCAAACAGAATTGAACGCTTTGAAAGAGTCTGCTCAAGGAAATGATGATTTAACTCAAAAACTAGCTGATTTGCAAACAAAGTTTGACGAAGCGAAAACCAATTCTGAGAAACAACTATCAGAACAACAAAAGGACTTCGCTATCAAATTGGCTCTTAATGAAGCACAAGCGCTAGATAACGATATCGTTCTAGGTCAGTTAGATAAAGAGACAATCAAAGTAGTTGATGGCAAGTTACAAGGGTTTGAAGAGCAACTGAACGGATTAAAAGAAAACAAAGCATTCTTGTTTCAAAATAGTGACCCAAACCCTGATCCCGAACCAAATCCAAAACCGCAAATCGTTCCTGGGGGCAATCCTTCGGGCGGTCAGAGTGACGGCAAAACAATGGTACAAAAAATTCAAGAAAGATTAGGTGAATAAATATGGCTTTAGTATTAGATAGTAAAGATTTAGCAACAATTGACAAAGAGTTTCGTGCAGATTCTCAAGTATGGGATGTATTAACCCAAGGGGCAAAAAGCATTACAGCAGCTGATTTTGTTGGCGTAAATGAAGTTCGTATCAATAAGATGTCCGGATTCATGGAAGCAACGCAATATAAACGTAACGGCGAAAATGCACGTAACCAAATTGATATTGCCAAAGAAACAATCAAACTAACACACGAAGACTGGTTTGGTTATGATGTGGACCAATTAGATCAATCAGAAAGTGCAGCGCTAACGATTAATAATGTGGTAACCGAACATAAACGTCTTATCACGGTTCCTCATCGTGACAAAGTAGCCATCCAAGTAATGTTTGATAATGCTGGAAACAAAGTTAACGAGACTTTGACGGAAGACAGCATTCTAGCTGCTTACGATGCTGCCGAAGAGTACATGACTGATAACGAAGTGCCTGGCGGTTATGTGATGTTTGTTTCAGCAGCAACTTATCGTTTGTTAAAAAATGCAAAAGGGGTTAGCAAAACATTTTCTACTAACCAAATGCAAATCAATGGAATTAATCGTACAGTAGCTCAGATCGATGGCGGTGTGCCAATTCTCAAAGTATCGAAAAACCGTATCAATGGAATCAACATTGAAGATACAATCAACTTCATTATTACGCCACTAACTGCGATCGCGCCGATCGTGAAATTTGGTACCGTTGATACTGTTCCCGCCTCTCAAGATCGTAGTGGTTACCGCGATACTATCAAAGGATTAGATTACTATGATGCGATTGTCTTTGATAATGCTAAGAAAGCAATCTACATCTCTTATGTCCCAAAAGCGTAGCCCCATCAGGAGTGACGCTTAATAAAACGGCGTTGACTCTTGAAGTGGGGGCGAACGAAACTTTGGCGGCGACGGTCGAACCTTCCGATGCTGCTGATAAATCAGTTCAATATCGTTCAAGTGATTCAACGATTGCAACGGTAACTCCTGTACAAGGAAACGTAAAAGGTATTAAGGTAGGAACGGCGACAATCACTGCAACAACTGTAAATGGGAAAACTGCTACCTGTGAAGTCACAATAACTGAACCTAGTGGAGGCTAGTCTTTTGGCTAGCCTTTCTTTTATGGAAGGAGGCAAGTCATGGGCTATATTACATTCGAAGAGTTCAAATCAATCACCGGAAAAAACGATGAGTATAAAAAGACATTCGAACAGTTTTACTCAAAAGCCGCTGCAGTGATCGACAATATCACAAATCGATTTTACCAGCTGAATAAAATTGATGAAGATCCAGTTATATTTCGAGTAAATCAGTTCAAATTAGCTTTATGTAGTCAAATTGAATACTTTGGTGAGCTTGGAGCAGATACCTTCGAGAGTATTAATAAAGCACCACAGACTTTCTCAGCTGGTCGTACTAGCGTTTCGAACGGGAGTCGATACAACTCATCCGGAGCGAATGAGAGTAAATCATTAGTAGCCGAGGACATCTACATTTATTTGGAGGGCACAGGGCTTTTATATCGAGGTGTTGACTCATGCTAATGCCGAAACCACCAAAGGAGTTCTTGGTTGATTCATTCATCTACAAAGAATATCTAGGTGAAGGCGATTGGAACAAGCCAATTTATGCAGAAGAGAAAGAGATTTCTTTTTGTCGAATTGATCGTGGCAGCCAGTACACTTTTTCAACTAACGGAAAACAACTACTCTATAATGCAGTGATCTTCTGTTATACAGGATTGACCGATCCAATGCTCGATTTTAAAGCACAATCATTGGTTATCTATGATGGAATAAAACATACGGTAAATAAGGTTGACCGAGTTACTGAAGCCTATACAGACGATACATACTCGTATGAGTTAGAGGTGGTCTAATGGGGGTAGAAGTAAATATAAAAGGCGTCCGTGCAAAAGTAAGTCCTGAAGCCATGAAACGTGGAAGATATGCAATGGGAAATCAAGCAATGGCTGATATGAATCCTTTTGTACCTAGAAAAAGCAATACTCTTAGAACAACTGCTCATCTAAAAAATGACGGTAGCGCAATTCTGTACGAAACGAAGTACGCAAAACGACAATTTTATTTGAGAGGTAAGAAATACTCTACACCAGGAACTGGTCCACGTTGGGATTTAAAGGCTGAATCCTTACACGGTAGATCGTGGAAACGTGCTTTTTTGAGAGGAGCTGGTGTTAACTAATGGATTTCATCGATCGTATTAAAGAGTCAATTAATTCTATTAACGGGCTACCAATCAAAATCCGTAAAGGATATCTTTCTGCAGATGAAAGCCTAGTGATTTATCCGTTGCCTGGTGGTCAAGTGATAGCTGAGTTTTATGATGGCATCAAG